TGCCACGGTATGCCTCATTCGGTCGGCTTGATAGCCAGCTAATTGACGATGGAGATACGGCTTTTGCCGTGCTCAATCAACGTCTTCGTCCTGACCAGCTTAAGCCGGGTGAGGTTGCCGTAAGCCAAAATGGGCGTATGGACGTGGACGGGGCATGGCAGACGCGCAAGGGCTATCGGAATGTCTTTGCTAACATTGTTGGTGGTGCAGGAGCATTGGTGATTCCGTTTACGCTAACCGACGCCACTCCGCCAACTATTAACGATTTGGCAGCAGTTGCCATTTACGGAACTACGCTCTATTCCGACCAGTCTGCCTCCAATGCCGAATACATCGTGCTGGCTACTGCCACTAGGGCTATTCTGGTAAAAACAAGCGACACCAGCATCTCTTACAGCATCACCTATCCCGCCGGTCAAACGGTTGACTCCACTTGCGAAGTTATTCAAGCATTTAACTATCTGTTTATATTCCGTGACGGCAAAGTGGCGCTTCAGTGGGATGGAAGTGCCCTAACCGGAAGCCCGGTCTTCACCCTTGTTAGCAACGGCAATTACACGCAGCCGTTGGTCTATGACACTGCTGGTAATACGGCCATTGTTAATGGCGTTGTTACGGTGACGGAAACGGGCCATGACGTGCTAGTAGGTGACTTCGTGATGGTTAGTGATACTGGTTCCACCGATCTCAATCCGCTAACCCAATATCTTGTTTATGCAAAAACAGCGAACACGTTTTTGTTCAAAGCAGATGCAAGCGACATTACGGGAGCGCGAATCACTGTTGGCAAACGACAATCAATCGGGCTTGGCTTTACGCATATGCCAGCGCCGCCTTGGGCTATCTACCACCAACGCAGGTTGTGGATGCCATTCAACTACTCGATGTCAGGAACGTCTGGATCCCCCACCATCACATCCCGAGAAGTAAGTGATGAGCTAATTGCCTCCGATATTCTGGATCAGAACACCTACGATCAGATTCAGAATCAGTTTAAGGTGGCTTCTGGGTCGTCCGACTACATCGTTGGATTGCAGCCCTTTGCTGAGGACACGCTGGTTGTGTTTGCCCGCAATTCCATCCATATTGTGCGTGGCGTTGGTGCTGATTTGGACAATTCAAGTGTGCAGGAAATTACCCGTGAGGTGGGTGCTGTTGCTCGTAAATCCATTGTTCAGATTGGCAATCAAATCCTGTTCTTGTCCGACAACGGTATTTACAGCATTAATTTCGAGGACCGATACAATCTTCGCGGCGCATCTGTTCCGTTGTCCGAGCCAATCAATCCCATTATGGCTCGCATTAACAAGGCTTATGCGGCCAATGCTGTTGGCGTCTATCACGACAATCGTTACTATCTAGCTGTTCCCTTGGATGATTCGGCTGTCAATAATGCCATCGTCGTCTTTAACTTGCTCAACAATGGCTGGGAGTCGCTTGATTTGATTAACAGCAATCAATGGAACATCATTGGCTTTGTACGTTCTGGAGCAGGAACGGTTAATCGCCTGCACACCGTAAGCAAAGAGGGGGGCATTCACATCATTGACGAATCCGGCGTAACCGAGGGAGATTATTACGACAAAATCTGCTTGGTTATGTCGGCAACTCCGGTGATTAGCCAATTGGACATCAATTCCATCCTAACTACCCGGCAATACACCTATTCGACCATTGATCGTAAGCGGTTCAACTCGTATGAGCTTCATCTTGAAAGCGCGAGCAATTGGCAGTCGGATGCAAATATTTCTGTGGAAATTGAGAATCCAGATTCCAGTGTGAGTTTGGGCAGTGTTTTGTCTGTGTTTGGTAATTATGTTGCAGCGGGAGAAGATGTATCGCTTCGTTCCCGCATTGGCAACAATCGTGGCTATGGTGCTCAGTTTACAGTTGCACCCACCCAAGGTCGTCCTAAGATTAGGGCCGTTAAGATAACTGGCGCCGTTCAGAACGGTTCTACATCATCTACGGAATAAAATGGCCATCATCAAAAAGGGATATACGTTCACTGACAAGAACGAGGACTGGGCTAGTCGTAAAGCGACGGCCATTCGTCTTAACAAGCTCATTGATGATGCTGTATGGGATGGTGCGCTTAATTCTGATGGTTATGCGCCGGATGATGGCATTACGCCAAACAATCCGTCGTCCTTAAGTTTTACGTCTGGAGTTGAGTCAATCATCCTAAATTGGCTTTGGACCCAGAATACTCCTCCGCTTAAAACGTGGATTTACGAGAGTATGACGAATTTGTTGCCGGGTTCTCCCTCGTTTTATGTGGGACAGGATCAGCGCACGTTCTTCCGCAACAACCTTGCGGCTGGATCTATTCGTTATTATTGGATTAAAGTTGAGGCGCGTAATGGACGGTTTTCGGCGGTTGTTGGGCCAATAGCTGCAACTGTGGCAACTTGGCCGGTAACGGACACTATTACGACCAATCTCGCCAAGAAGATTACTCGCTCTGCTACGGCTCCGGTCGGTCCCAATGATGGAGACATTTGGATTAACACGTCTGAGAATAACATTCTCTATCGCTATGACACGTCTGCATGGGTGCCCTATCCCGACAAGCGGGTAGACAGCATTGCAGATGAGTATGTGCTGATGGTTACGCCCACTGGTGCTGGTCCCAGTCAGCGCATCATGGGATTTAGGGCTACCAATGCGGATGCAGGGAAGTTCATCAGTTCAGCTACCCGATCTGCAAACGTAGTGACGATTGTTACGACCACTGCTCACGGATATGCGAATAATGATTTGGTGAGCATGACGTCCATTGGATTTGCTACTGTAAATCCAAATGGAAGCTATCTAATCACCGTAACCAATTCAACTACATTTACATATTTGGTTCCCACTGGTTCTGGCGTTGAGATTTACAATGCCTCGGGTGCTTATGTTGCCAAAGGAACTGAGTTCGTAATTCAAGCAGATAAGTTTGCTGTTATTGACTCAACTGGAGTTGGTCAGGTTGCTCCGTTTCAAGTACTAAGCGGAACCACTTACATTAAGAACGCATTGATTCAAGAAGTTTCCGCTGACAAGATTAGGGCTGGATCAATTACCAGTCAATCTTTGACCATTTCTGATGGAATCACTCCCGGTTCTGGCACCATTCAGTCATCTGGGTTTACGGCAGGATCTTCCGGTTGGCGCATTCGTGGAACCGGAGACGCAGAGTTTAATACGGTGACGGTTAGAAATGGAACCATTTCTGGGTCCAATCTTACAACTCCCACTATCACCAGCGCAGTGTTTACGAATGCATTGGTTATTAACTCAGCTATTGGCATGAGGAGATCTGTCGATAATGATGTACTTACCATTACAGGAGCCTCAGATAACGGTGCAGATCGTGGAGCGCAAATTGACTTGGTTGGAAACAACTTTGGCGGTACTGGTGCAGGGGGTTATTTACTACTGCAAGCGGGAACTGGAGCAGCATCTGAAATTAGGATGCACACCAACCTAAGCACAGACATTAGTGGCAAGGTTGGCGTTGAGCGAATGATTATTGACACATATGGGCTGGTTAATGTTGCTAGGAATTATAGCAATGGTTCCATATTCACCAAGGACGCTGGCAACCTATGGGTGGACAGCAATCTATCCGTAGGAAATAACGGAGCCGGTGACGCGCCGGATAATGTAACGGTACGAACCGGAGTCATCAAGGCATCTGGAGAAATTTACAGTACTGGTCAGGGAGGTTCCCGAGTTGGATTTCTTAATGCTGGCGCAGCTTCTTCTGGTTTCACTTACACTGGTTTGAGATATGATGGTGCCAACAATAGAGCGGAACTTGCAGCATTAACGGGAGGAACTGGATGGCGCGATGTTTTGATTGCTCCCAATGCTTATGCCATGTTCGGAACTCATTCGGCCATTGGATCTCAAACTGTCACTGGATATATTGAAGTTAAAGACTCCGGTGGAACCATCAGAAAACTTGCAGTTGTATCTTAATTAACCCAATAATTTATGCCAATTCTAACCAAGGGAGAAACTTTCGTCAATGGAAGCTCGGTGACTTCAACCAAGCTCAATAATCTTGTTGATAATGCCGCTTTTACTTCCGGTGCTGTTGATGATATTACCACTCAATTGAGCGGAGGTAAAATCATCGTTAAGAACGGTGGTATTACGCCAACTAAGCTATCCACCGGCGCTCCAACGTGGACAACCGGTGGTGATGCAACGGTAATTAACAATCTTACGGTAAATGGAACGCTAACCACTGGGGGACAAATCTCCACGTCCAACATCCTTCAAGCATCTACCGGAGTTGAAAGCAATGGCTATCTCAGTGTTGATGGAGCTACTACGCTCACTGGCAATGCCACTTTTGTTGGTCAAATTGTTGCATATGGGTCTGCGACTGGACGCACCGTTCCAATGGTGACGGCTTCTGGCACTCCAAATGTAATTAGTTTTGGTTGGGATGGTGGAGATCTACTGGTAAAGATTGATAATACCAACTGGAAAGTTACGCTCACTCCGGCTTGAACCTAATAGAAGAGGCCAAGAGCTATTACAAGTCCAAGGGATGGAGTTTTGAGGAGGACTTGGGGTTCTACTTGTGCCACGGGTATGTGTTCTGCACGCCCGATAGGCTTCTTCTGGCAAAGCCCGTAAGGAAGGAAGTTGGGGAGTCTGATTGGCATCCAGACAGCCCCGACTGTTGGTATGTGCATTACGCAGCCGGAAAGGACGCTTTAAGCTGGTTTGTGGCTCAAGCGCCATACCACCTGCCATTCATGGGCTGGATGCGTAATAAGGGCCGCAATGACAGCTTTAGAGCCTATCCCACGAATCTCCTCTGTGCTAAACTAACCCCCAAAGACTATGGCATCCGTTAAGACTCCCACTCCTCCTCCTGCCCCCACTCCTGTTAGCGCGGCTGACGAGTATCGCAGGACGGCTGAAATGATGGCTGATCCTGCCCTTCAGCAAAAGATGCTGGATGTTGAGAAGCAGCTTCGTCCGCAATATGCGGCGCTCAATCTGGCTGACCTCCAAACCTACCAGACTGGGCTGCTTGGGATGCAGGAAGCCACGACTCGGCAGGCTGCTGGCTTGGAGCGTGAGACGCTTGCTGCTCAACGTGCGGCTGACATTGGCGACGTGGAGAAGTATGGTGGGCGTGCAACGGCTGCTTTGCGTGCTGCTGACCCCTATTCGGCGCGTATGGCTGAGTTGAGCCAGCAGGCAGCGGAACAGGCTTATGCGGCGTCTGGCAAGGTTACGCCTGAGCAGATGCGTTCGGCGCAGCAGACGGCGCGTTCTGCTGGCCTTGCCCGTGGACGTATTGGCGACCAATCGTCCATTGCGGCTGAGATTCTTGGCCGGGAAGACATCCTTGCGCGGCGTCGTGCGGAAGCTGCTCAGGCTGGCCAGCTTGCCTTTGGCATGAATCGGGCCATCAGCGCAGACCCGTTCCAAGCCATTCTGGGGCGTCAATCGGGCGCTTTGGGCTATGGGGCGCAACAGATGGGTATGGCCCAGCAATTGGGTTCTCAGGCCATTGGGCCGCGTGCTGTGGACTATAACGCGGGCCTTAACTTGGCCATGCAGAATCAGGCTAATCTTGGTCGCTATCAGACTGCTATTTATGGCTCGCAGGCTCAGGTTGCCGGGGCTAACGCTCAGGCCCGTGGTGCTATGATTGGTGGCGCGCTTAGTGGTCTTGGTTCTGCTGCTGGCGGTGGCTTCTTTGGCAAAGGATTGGGTTAATCTAAAACTATCATGGCTATTGCAACTGGCAGTCAAATTAGACCGGAACTCTCGGCTGTCGATTACACGCCGTTTTTGCAAGCTTCTGGGCAGTCTGCACAGATGCAGGCTCAGGGCATCACATCTGCCGTTGGCGGCGCATTGAAGGGCTTTGAGAGCATTGTTCAGCAGCAGAAAGAGAATAAACAGCTTGAGGCAGACGTTAAGGCGGCGGAGCGCTTTGGTAATGCAATCCAACCATTCCTTAAAGACGTAAACCCAGATGTCCAAGCCAAGTTCGGTCAGGTTATGGGCGCGCTCGCTGACCCGAATCTGTCTTCTCGTGAAAAATCCACAATCGCTAAGGGCATCCCACAAGCACTCAATGAAATTCTCGGAATGGCTGAACTTGGCCGCAAGACCAAAGACGAAAAAGCCGTAGCTGAATACACTCAAATGCTAAATACTGGCGGAGGCAAGATTCCGTCTCCGGTCTCAACTGAGGCGCTTGCTAAATACACACCAACCCAAAAGCTTGCCGCCGAGGAACGCTATCTCCGTCAGGCTGAATCTAAAGCGAAGCTAGGCCAGATTGAGGCTCAAACCAAATCCATTGAGGCAAAGGATGCTGCGGCATTGCAAAAGGCAAAGTTGATCACGGAAAAGGCATTGATTGAGGATGCCGGAAATGCAATGGCGCTCGGTCAGGCATTTGACTCAAGCAACATGACTCCATCGCAGATGAGGGCGGCGGAGGTTCTGTCGGAAGGCGTAAAGAAAAAAACGGGACTTGATGAAAAGAACAATTACGATGCGTATAAACAGGCCCTAGCTTCGGCAGAGGGACTGCCACCGGGGCCACAAAGACAAGCGTTAATCATTGATACATACTTGTCCAATGGAGGGGCTGCTAATCCAGACTTCTTAAAGAAAATCAGCGAAGCAAGCAAGTCGCCATATCTGAGCACTAAGATTGGCGATTTTACTGTCATTGAGGCTAATGGAACAACCCGCGTCATTGATGATAGGGGCACGCTTGCGGAGGCCAAGAATGTCGAAAAGGATAAATACCTAAAACTCATAAACGAAACGATTAAGGATGAAAAGAGGTATCCGTCATGGACGGATGTCCCGCTTGAGATTAGGGAAATCATCATGGCCGGGCACTCAAAGTATCCGCCGAGGGGCAGTATGCTTGAGCCAACCCCAGACGCAATGAAATCATGGGAAATGCAGCGCGCCACTCTATTTGGGAGATCAGATCAAGCCATCACGCCAACGACGTCAAGCACGCTGACGCCAACTACGTCTGGCCAAAAGTTGATTCCCATCCCCGGCAGCGGAGGGTGGAAGCGAAGTGGCCCATGATAGACTCATTCCATGACAATTGTATCGCCTGCTGGCCGCACCTATCAATGGGATAAGGACACACCCCCAAGCGAAGCTGATTTCGCAGAGCTAAAGGCATACGACGAATCACTTGGTGGCCCCACCGATGGGCAGGCGGGCGGAGCAGAATTGTCTGCCAAGCAAATTGCAACAGGGACAGCGCTTGAGGTTGGCATGGGCATCGCCGGTGGTCTGATTGGGTCGGTAGCTGGACCCGCAGGAACAATCGCTGGGGCGTCAATAGCGGGGGGTCTTGGCAACTACCTGAATCAAAAGTTCATTCAGGACAAGGAAAACGTTTCGGCGGGTCAAGTTCTGGCCAACGCGATGATGTCTGCTGTTCCGGCCAGTTGGGCTGCAAAGAGCGTAAAGGCCGCAACTGGCGTGGGCAAAGTGGCGGCAATTAGAGCAGGTCAAGGTGCCGCTACGTCGCTTGGTGCAACCACGCTTGAAAAGGCCGTAGACGAATACCGACTTCCGACTCTGGAGGAGGCTGGCACTTCTGCTGCGGCTGGCGCTTTGTTTGGCGGAACGCTTGGCGCAGTTGAGAAACGCTATGCCATGAAGGGCAGGCTCATTGCCAATGAATCGGTAGCCCAAGGCGTGCAGTTAACCGCCGGTCTTGGTGCTGGCGCATACGCCTACAATCAAGCCGTGGAGCGTGGAGAAGAAAACCCAATCCCAAAGGCGATTGCATACGCGGCACTAACCTATGGCGGAACTCATCTTCCATCTCTCGTTGCAAGAACGGGCAAGGGCGATGTTTTGCGGCGCGTGGCTGGACCGGAGTCCGTGCTTAAAGATGCTATGACCCCGTTGCGTGAGGCGGAGAACGCATTCAATGCAATGAAGGCTGAGGCATATGAGTCCGCAAAGACCATCAAGGATTTTGCAATGAGGGAGCCAAATCCAAACCAAGTGGTTGCCGATTTGCTTGCTGTTCAAGAAGGAAAGCAAAGCGTAAATACGCTTCCGCCTTCCGTAAAAGAGGCCTATGAAAGTTTTGCTGCAAAACGGGCAAAGAACACGGATGACATCATCCAGAAATACGGTGGCGCACTCGATGCTGAAACAGTTGATGCCATTAAGCTCGGGAAGCAAAGCTACATTCGGACTGCATATGCCGCGCACGACCCTAGGGCGAAAGTTGGCGTGGACTTTGCAACAGAAAGCTCCTCTAAGGCATTCAAGGCTGAGTTGATGGCTGGCGGCATGAGCGACCAAGAGGCCACCGCTACGATGAATAAGATGTTGAATAATGTCACCGACATTTACAACAGCGAGGTTTTTGTTAGAGGCACAGGCCCCGGCTCTGCGCTTAAGCAAAAGGGCAATCTATCTCAAGCCGCCCGCGACTATCTTGGCGAGGTAAAAGACCCGTTCGCCAAGGTTGAGAACACGCTTCTGGCCCAGAACAGGCTCATCATCAACGAAGAGCGCGATATTGCGTTGCGCGACATTCTCACTAAAAGCGGAATCGCCAAGACCACCCTCACGCCAGAAGAGCTTGCGAGCGGCGGTTTTACCAAGATGGTAAAGGGTGACGAACCGACCGTTCACAACAAGCTTGCCGACTTGTATGTTCCAAGCTATGTGGCCGATGCCTTCAAGGAGGCAATTAGTCCCAATCTAATTGGGGACGGAACAATCGCCAAGACGTTGATGACCACGAATGGGCTTGCAAAGATGAGCAAAACCGTGGGCAATTTGCCCGAGGCAATTGCGCCTCAAGTTCTCGGCAACTTGGTCATCGCCGCATCCAGCTTCAAGCTGAATCCAATGGAGATTGTCAATGGAATCAGAATGACCATGCGCTCAAACGGGTGGAATGGCGGCAAACTATCCGTGACGGATCGCCTAAAGATGAACGCTGAACTGAATGAAGCGCGAAAGCTCGGGATTCTCCGAGGGGGCGTTGACGTCAGTGAGTTAAACACGCTCATAAGCCAATCCGCCGATGTGCTTCGTAAGCCCAAAACCATTCTTGAGAATATGTCCAAGATGTATGGGTTCCCCGACAGCGCGGTTCGCTATTCCATTTGGAAGCAAAACATCAAGGAGCTAACCGACATCAACTGGATTGCAACGCAACCCCCGGGAACAGGTCTTGACGCCATCAAGAAAGAGGCTGCGCGCATCACTAACGATCAATTTCCGACGTACGAAATGATTCCGCGTCGATTCCGCCAAGCATCCGCAGTTGGCGTGGCAAACACTTTTGGTGCATTTGAGTATGAAGTGATTCGGAACTCGGCTAATCAACTCAATTACGCCACCAAGCTCATTGCTGAAGGGCAAAGAACTGGAAATAACGAGATGAGGAAGGCTGGCGCAAAACGGCTGCTTGCTTTGTCTGCTGTGGCCGGAAGCACCGTTGGCATCTCAACCGCAATCTCGCGCTCAAACGGGATTGATGCACAGACTCAGGAGGATTTGAAGACCATTATGCCTGCGCATAGTGCGGATAAGGCCAATGCCTTTAGTCTGACCAAGGACGGCAAGTTTAGCTACACCCCCCTCAACTACCTTATGCCGCACGCCAATATGACGTCGGCTGTGGTTGCTGGCCTAAAAGGCGAAGACTCTGGCGCAATCCTCAAGTCAATGCTTCTCGGTGAAGACATTGGACCGTTGCTGACTCCCGCCGTAGAAACCATCACCAACACATACTACGGCACCAACGTAAACATAGGCGATCCACGAAATAATCCAGCACTCATTGAGAGAGGCTTAATCAAATCATTCATGCCGCAAGTTGTGGCTGGAACACTGACTCGCGCAGACAAGGCTAGGACAGGAGAAACCAACAAACTAGGCAATTCCCCCACCGGAGAGGACGTTGCGCTTCGCCTTGCTGGATATAGGCAGAACACCATGAAGACGGTGAAGGCTGCTGCCGTAAAGATTCGCAGTGTTTCCGACTCCATCGCAGACGAATCCAAGGGCTATCGTCAAATCGTCAAGTCTTCCGAAGAGACCGGCAGGCCCATTAACGAGCCTGCGATTTACGCTGAACGCGCCGAGCGTTATGAGCAGAAGCAAAAAGAGCTTCGCAAAATCTACTCCGCAATGTCCCGTCTTTCCAAGCAGAACGGGTTTAAGGATTCGGACATCATTGACGCCTTTAAGGAGGCTGGCGTGCCAAGTCGCTTGATTGCTGGAGCCATCTTTGGATTCATCACGCCAATGAATCGCGGACTGGATCAATCCAACACCGACATCATCCGTGAGATTTTGGCCGACCCAAATGCGTCAAAGAACGTTCAGCAAAGCATTAAGGCCAGTGCTGGCGGCAACAAGTTGATGGAGAACCATCTTAGCGAGGCTTATGTTGCCGAGATGAAAGGGCGCGCTCGCGGGGTGGATGCCATCTCAAGTGTGTTTTCTGGCCTATCCATTGGCGACGGAGAGCGGGCGAAAGCCATCATGCGAGCATCTGCGGCAATGAAAGACAACCCAGAGGGATTGAAGAAGATGATTGATCACTTCAAGCGCACTGGAGTTATTACGCCAGAAGTCGCCATCCAGCTTAAGACAGCAAGGCCCTAGGCTCGCTCTACCAGAGATTCCCAGTCCCACATAAAGCTCTGGCCGAGGATGAACCTATCCCCGTCCAGAGCATTGCTGTAAAACTCACAGAGCACCACTTGCTCTTCAGTGATTGGGTGAACAGCTTTGCCAATGACTGTGAATCTCGCCCGGTTCACCTCTGTTGAGATTAACGCTTGATCTATCTCGCCAAGGTCAAAGATGCGCATAACACCCGTAACCAGAGGCTTCAACCTCCAGAGATGATTCTCTTGAGATGTCACGTTAATCGGTCGGTTCAAAACCAATTGGCACTTCCTTCATGTAGTCCGCGACGTATACAAGCACATCAGCGGCAATTTGATCGCTGGTGTGTTTGCTTACATGACCAATCTGAATGATGGTCGCAATGTTGTCTAGGTTGGTTTGTGTTCTCATTTCAGTTTCCATTTTTTGCCAATAGCTTTGTTGTTGATTACTCCGGTCCATTCTTCAAGCAGGCCGCCATCCACCATCTTCTGGATGCGGTCATGGGCGGCGGTTTTACCCATGTTGTAGCGGGCCATGAATTGTTTTCTCGTAAACCATTCTGGTCCGATAGGCTCTTGAGCTACCTTGACCAGCTTGTCCATTTCCTCCCAAGGATTCATATTAGTATTCTTTGACGTCTGTGGGTGCGTAGAATTTGCCGTTCACTCCTCTGGCTTGAAAGATGGCGTAGGTGCCGTCGTCGTGTAGCCAGCCATAGGCCCAGCCGTGGGACCAGCGTAGCTTGCCAGTCTTGCGATTGACGTATTTGGGGTTGAGGTCGCATAGGCAACCAATGCTGCGAGCCTCCTTCTGCTTGATTCCCGGCGTTTGGAAGCTCTCGATGGAGTGGATGTGACCAAAGACCACATTGCCGTAAATGCGGGCATGGGCGGCGCAGGCTGACATACCCGCGTGGAAGCCGTGAACTACGTTGAGATTGCCAAGTTCGTAGATGCCTTCCCGTGCGTCGTAGTCGATGAGCTTGGCGTTGTGCCGGAAGGCGAGCATCTTGATATCCTTCACCATGCGATGGCCCAAGTCGCTCTTTACGGCATCCTTGCTTTCCCGCAAATCGTAGGCGCGGATATCGTGATTTCCAAGCATCAGGACATTCTCAGAGACTTGCCCAAAGAAGCTGTCGGCAAACTCACAACCGGAATCAAAGTCGTCCCGCATGGACAAGGCGCGTTCATCTTCGCTGGCTCCTGCTCGGATGGCTGAGAAGTCCCAGAGATCCCCAGCAATGATGCGAATGTCTGGGTTGAAGCTGTTGGAGAAGGCAATGGCGGCGTTGCAAGCCCGCTCGTCCTTCAGGTCGCCATGTACATCACTTACGATTTGGAACTTTTTCATTGGCTAGCCTTTGGGTGCGGATTTCCCGCTGTTTAGCTGTAATTTCGGCATGGCAAGTCGTGCAAACGGCTCGAAAACCGTCGATTTCCACAAACAGACGAGCAATGAATTGGTCCCATGTTGTAAACCCAGTGGCTGGGTCAACGACAGGGATGATGTGGTCAATGTGAATGTCTGAGTTGCCAAAAGCTTGGGCACATGAGGCACATCTGTAGGAGTTCCTAGCAATGCGCGCTGCCTTCTTGCAGGCGTATTTGGGTGCCCATCTGCTGCTGGCTCTGCGTAGTGCAGAGACAATAAAACTATGCTTTCTTGCGGTAGTCCAAAGACCTCCACAATGGGGTTTGGCGCTGTCATTTGGCATCAATAGACGTTAAGCGAAGCAAGCCAGAGAGCAACACCATTCTGGGTGGCGTCAGTTGAGTAGACCTCGCCGGTCATCCCGTTAGGGTGCTTCCATTGCCAGCAGAACCCGCCGTCAAGGGGCCATAGAGCCAGCTTAAAGCCCATTTGGCCAGCCTGACGGCATCTGTCCTCAATCCCCTTAATAGTGGCCGCGTTTGTCATTTAACGCATCCGCAAATGGCTTTGTTTGCGATGAAGAGTAGCACTTGGTTTATGTGTTTGCATCGTGTTCTTTCTGGTTCTGAGTATTCTACCGTAGCTTTGCGCTCACGGTAGGCTGGTTTACATCTGACAACGAAGTCGCGGCAGTTGCATTCTCCGTTGGTATCCTTGAACTCTACACTGTAAAAGGCAACATCCGCCTTGCTGGTTGAATCAACGTGGAACCTGAGTCCACCTACGTTGGTGACCATTGTCTAGTCCTCGCAAAGCTCAGAGTTGATGCGTGCGGCCCGTGCTTCCACGAACTTGGCATAGCGTTCAATGGCCTTGAATTGGTCAACGGGATCTTGGCTTCCGCCAATGTCCTCAACGAAGGCTTCCATGAGGGTTTCTTCAAGCTGTTCTAGTTTACGATTGGTTTTCATTTGTGTTTATGCGGGATGGATTAGTAACAAAATTGAAACGGGGGAGCAGGATTGGCCTGCATCTTCGCCTTCAGGCGAAATCTTTATTAGACGATCCCCCGCGTAAGCCCATCTGCGCCTAGAAGCATTTCTGCTTACACGGATGAACCCGACATTCAGCGCAGGCAGGCAATTGAATTATGAAGGAACAATTGACTCAAACGTGGTGATTGGACGATTGAACATCATTGGCACCCTGTCCTGACCCTCACCGCGCCCCTTGGCTTGGATGGCGTGTACAAAGATGCGTCTTGCCTGTCCATCGTTCAAATCCTGCTCAGTACCATCTGGCGTAACTGTAGGAGCGTCAAGGAAAATAACGCGGTCGCTGTCTTGCTCGATATTACCTGACTCGCGCAGGTCACTCAGCATTGGCTCACGATTCTCACGCTCAACGCCACGGGACAACTGAGCGAGAAGAACGATGGGGATGCCGCACTCAATGGCAGCGTCCTTAAGGGCCATTGTCATCCGACCAATTGCCACGTCACGGGTTTCCCCGCGCTCCTGCTGTGGATCATACCTCTGGAGGTAGTCAACTACGATGCCCTTGATTGGCTTTATCTGATGGAATGCCTTGATGCGCGCCGTCACCTGAGCCAGCGTCCGGTCCCGGTCGTAGATGTGCAAACGCTTGTTCGCCTGAACGTCCTTGATGGATGCAAGGAACTTATCCGAGTTGTCCTTGGCCAGTTCGTTCCGGCGAAACTCCCGCCAGCTTTGTCCGCTCAGGCTTTGGGCAAACAACTGTGGAAGGCCACAGACAGGCATTTCCCGCGAGAATAAGAGCACATCTCCAACATTCTGGCTCCAGTGCCATGCTATCTGCCTCCCGGCGCTAGATTTGCCTCTACCGGGGCGTGCAGCGATGACAATTAGCTCTCCCGGCTGCGCTGGCCCGAATCGCTTGTTCCAGTCTGCCCAAGGCCAAGAAAGACCCCTGTCCACTTCCGTGTCCTCTCCAGCAAGGATGCGCTGGCAAAGACTAAACACATCCGTAGCGGCAGAAGAAAGCGTCTCCTGCTTTTGGCTGTTATGCCTAATGGCCAAAATGCGGGACGTCGCTGCCACGAAGTCTTCGACATTACCCTTGTACCCGTAGGCGCAGTCACGGACTTCGTTCGCGCACTTGATGAGTTCGCGGAGGACGTATGTTTCGCGGACTTGCTCAATCCAATGGGCGTAACCAGCCGTAGTGGGAATACTACCGGAAACACTGATGATGTGGTCAACGCCGATTGACTCCAACTTGTCAACTTTGCGGAGTTCGTCGATGATGATCGCCGTTTCAATTGGTCTGCCATGATTGTGATTCCAGATGATTGCCCGCCAGAGCTTGGCATTCTTGGGTTCAAAGAAGCATTCCTCCGTGATTTTGGAGTCTAGTGCGGTGACGAGTGCTGAGGCACCGTCGAGCAGGACGCAGCTAATGACGTTGCGCTCGGCTTCCTCGGAGCGTGGGAGTTCTCTGTTCATACGACCTCCTTCGTGCGGGGGTCGTAGTTGTTCTGCAAGCGCCAAAGCGTCAGGCAGGCGAGAAACCCCTCCCACTGCTTTGCAAGCTCATCGTGCTCGTAGGTGACGACATCAACGCGGCCAATCTCCGTCGTGCTGATGTAGAGATTGATGCCCTTATGATTGGGCGTGAAATGAGGCTTATCGGCCACGCCCCAATAGGCATAGTGGTAGGCCGCAATCTGCATGGATTGCCCTTGGCGTACGTCGATTTTTTTCCCCGGCTTAGTCTTCGTGCTCTTGAAGTCGAGGACGCCAGCAATCTCGCCCTGCGTGAAAGCCATATCCATCTGGCCAGCGTAACCGTGGGGCAAGCAAGTGATAATCTTCTCACTCTCAACTGTAGTGATGCTAAGTTCACGGAGCTTGTCCAACGCGGGATTAACCAACTCACGCATTTCCACCCATCGTCCATCCCAGAGTTGAACCTCCTCGTTTGGAAACCAAGTGGAATTTGTCAGACTCGCTTCGATTGCTGCGTGAATCTTGACGCCCAGATGGGATGCAGCATTCATGCTGGCATCGGCTCTAGCTCTCACTTCTCCATAGAAGTGATCGTCTTCAGACGCCTTAACTTTAGACCAATCGCCCGTCCAGTCGTCGCGGCAATAGTTTAACGTAGCGTCAATTGTCGCATTTTGCTTCCACCTATCAAGGCCGGGATTGGCCCAAACCTTTGTGATCCCGCTCACAGAAGGAAGGAGGCCCATCTTGCGGGCATCCGTGATTGTCGTGTCCCGCTCGGCAACCGTCTTGCCGGGAACCTTGTGCATTGCTTGTCCGTTTTTCGTGTACCAGTGGCTCATTGTGTGTGTTTTTTCTGAATATGCTATCGTAGTTTTCCCGATATTTCGGGCCTAAATTGCGTGGACTGTCACCTTTTCCGTTCATTTAATTTCAGATTGCTCAATCTGCGCCCAGCGACGCTTCATGTGGGCGTCTGCTTTTGAGGTTATCATTTCGATGTTGTTGTGCAACACTCCGTCGTGTCGCATCATTGATGCCAAGAACCTAAGTTCAGAGATGAGGCAATCAGATCTATTGCGCTCATTCGACATATCAGCCAATCGAGAAATACAGGATTGCTGCGATGAAAAATGTTGAGACGAGGATGAAGATTGCTGCGATGAGTTCATTTATTTGGTCTTTCATGTTTGTTTTTGTTGAGGAGAAAAATGGGCGGATATAGTGCCGCCCGTCACTTGGCCCCGCCAAAACTGCATCAGAACGGAACGTCTTCGCCCTTAACTTCTGGCTTCGCTTCCGGCTTGTTAAAGGCGGGCTTGGCATTCCCGCCAATAACCTTGCCATTGCCAAGGATTGCGCCCTTAACGCCAGCGGCGCGGGCTTCCTTGGTCACACCTTGAACAACCCGATAGTCGTTGCCAAATTTGTCGTCAGGGGTCTCGAAAAGCACTACATCGAGATAAGTGCCTTTAGCGCCCTTGTAGAGCAAATTCTTGTCGATTTTCGTAACGTCGATTTTTACTGTGATCATGTTAGTTTAGTTTGTTGATGATGATGTTGGCTTGCGACTGACTAAGCTTGGTTAAATCGGAAATCTTGAAGTAGCTCAAGGCTTTTTCGATCATTTCCTTGTTTTTCTCCGCGTTGGTCTGGATGGCAACGAGTTGCGCCTTGCTGATTCCGGCGTCTTTTGCGGATTCCCCGTCGTCATCTTCCTGCGTGATGGAGCAGATGGCAGCTAGGGAATATCGGCGCAGATAGGTGACGGCAGAGCCTACGCCTTGCGCGTCCTGCTTCGACAGCGGGGCTGAAGCCATGTCCTCAATAAACTCGCCACTCTCGTGCAGCAGGCGGGTGCCTACGCAGATGGTCCCGGCACCGACTTCACCCACCGTCTGGATGATTGCAATGCCGTTCTCATTCAACGCATCTTTGACCGCCTCGATGACGGCTTCAAGATTGGCGTATTTGCTTTTGAAGTGCGGGTTTGTCGCCTGCTTCTTGGCGTTCCCCACTGCTTTCTGTGCGGCCAGCAGGGCTGGCGCAATCTTGGTTAGTGTGTCTGATGTTTTCATGCTGTAGCTAGTTTGCTAAAACGACCCATGCAATGCTTGATTTTGTGCGCTGTGGTGGTAGAAATACCATGTCTGGAGGCCACTTCTGCCAGCATTCCTCCACGGTCCAATTCGCGTTTAACTTTGATAGCCACCTCCTCGGTGACTTTGGCCCGATAGATGTAGTCGGTTTCCTTTTTAAGTTTCGTGGCTGGAATAGAAAGATCCAGCTTCTTAAGGTGCTTTTCAAAAAGGAATCGCACGGATTCCATCGTTGCAGATATGTTAATCATGTTTCAGTAGGATTGATTTTGCGGCTTCAACGGCGGCCAATTGCTCGTGGCAATCTGGCTCTGGAAAGCGGGCAAGTAGCTCGCGGATGCAATCTAGCATTTCTTTTTTATCATTCATCGTGTTCATCATTCGGATTGTTTCTGTTTGTTCAAGCATTTTCGGAGTCTTTATCCAATTTTTCGAGAATCTTGCTGGCCAAAGTTTCCATTCGCTGACCCGCGCCAATGGGATTGGTGTTGTGATTACGCCCCCACTCCTCGCAGATGCTTTCGAGGATTGCGGTGAGTGCGCGCACTTTCTGGCGCTCGGCGGCGAGTTCGCGCTCCAGCGTGCGGGCGAAGTCCGCAGAAACAACAAGCTCCACATCCGTCAGGAAGAAGCAATCTGCGTCCGTCCGTGGTGTCGGCGTGCTCATGCGCGGTCCTCCTTCATGGCTGCGATTTTTGGCGGATAAAACGAATAGATGCGCTCCATCGTGTTGTGATCTATGCTTCCGGTGTAGTATTCGGCCCCGAGGAAAGCGCGAATACGCTCCAGTTCTTCCACGAAACTCGTGCTTGTGAGTCCAATCTCGATACCCATTCCAGCCTTTTCAGCCAGCAGATCACCAAGCGCGGATACCACGCTCCCGCAATAGTAGGGGTCCATCTCCCGTTGTAAAAGTTCAGCTTCCGAAACGCGCAAAACAGTTTTGAGGTCGGTGCTCATTTGGTTTCCTCCTTCATGGCCGCGTCGATGGCGGCGCGGGCGGTCTTATGCTGAGATGCAGTTTCTTCTGTGTAGCCCGGGAAATCCGTCAAAAGCCAATATGGGCCTGTCGCGTGATCTGCAAGCGACCAAAGAATGGGGCATTTAGACTCCAGCCAATCCAGCCGCGCCCGCTCGGCGGCGAGTTCGGCCTGCGCAATGTCGAGAGCTTGGTCCAGCGCGGCCACGAGCTGATGAGTCGTGTCCTGCGAGTGATCGCGCTTGTTGCGGCGGTTTGCCAAAGCGCGGATACCGGCGAGTTCGGCCTGAACCGCATCGTAGTCCGTTTTCTCAACGTAGCCTCCACTGTCATTTGCGCAGCAATGCATTCCTTGAATCGGTGAGTATGTTTTCATTTGAGGTGTTTCCATGCTTTACGCGATACGAGCTTCCTCGCGTGCCCCGCGCTTATTCCAAACGCTTGAGCGATTTCTGAGCTACTCTGTCCACTGGCCGATGCCGCACGTATTTGAACAACCAATTCGGTCGTCAGTTTTGAGTGTCCTTGGGCTTCCCCAACTACTTGCGTGCGGTTGATCTTGAAGTTGGATTTCTCGGGATGCCTCTGCATCGCGTTACGCCCCTTGCTTGAGCAATCAAACATATTGTCTGACCTAGTTCCCGCAAACAGATGGTCGGGCCGAACGCAGGCTGGGTTGTCGCACTTGTGGCAGACATCTATATTTGCGGCTACGCTTCCGCTTTGCTGCTGGTATATCCAGCGATGAGCTCGAAACGATTTGCGGGCTACGGTAAATGTTCCGTATTGCCGTCTTGGAAGGCGAGGTTTTGCGCCCATCCAAATCCAGCAGTCACCTGACTTGTCCACCTTTGACCAAAATCTTTCTAGATCGTTCATTTTAATTCCTCCAGTTGCTTGATTCTCAGCTCGGCGCGTTCGGCGCG